AACTCGGTTAAGTGCTGTAGGAACAGAGCCATCCATAGTGCCTACTGCTGAACCTGAGTGCGCGACTGTAAAACCTGCACCTGTTACCGCAGTACCACCAATCTCAAAAGTAATTGCAGCATTACCGCCACTTATAGCTCCTTGTAAGACAGACATAATTTTAATAATTCTGCCACCATCAGGTACAGCTACAAAGGTTGAACCTGCTGTTGATATATCAGAGACCCTACCTGTTACAAAATAATCGTTTAATGTTCTCATTAAATTCTCCAGTATTAATAACCCTCGTTCCGAAGCGATACCTTCTTCAAGGTCATTATTAAATGTATCTAAGTGGGGCAGGAAAAATAATATGAGAAAAACCTGCCCCTTTTCACGAAGAAAGTTACATGAAAAATATTTTTATGAAGTTGTCAAGTCAGCAAGTGTTGATGAAGCTGCTTCATTTTTAGAGACTAATGTCCACTCAGTAAGTAGTAGTCTTTTCTCAGCATCACCAGTTTTTGCTAGTTCTTGTGTTTGGAAAGGTCTTAAAAAACCTGTCGCAAACATTTCTGTATCAACGATCAACGCACTTCTACCTGAAGAACGAAGGAATCTATCAGCAACAACTCTTACTTCACCGAAGTCAGAAACATAAACATCAATAGTAGCCACAAGACTTCTATCTTCTGCCATGTCCATACGAGTTGAGTTACCAGTAAATCCTGATACTTTTTGTTTGTTGAATGAGCCAACAAGTAGTAGGTCTGGATCACCACCATTGTCAAAGCAAGATTTTAGCTCACCTTTCAATAATGCTTCAGTTAAAACCCTTTGTGTTCCATCTGTTACAGAACCACTAGAGTTAGAACCACCTGAACCATAAGAATTGTTGGTTACTGTCCATGATTCAAAACCTCTTGACTTACGAGCTGCACCACCATTTCCTGATCCTGCTGTAGCATCGGTTTTGCCTGTAAGGTCTACTTCCATGTCTCTTTTGAGTTCTTTACCTGCTTTTGCTATTTGATAAGCAAGTTCTGAATCTCTACCTGCATGATTTACTGCTTCTTGTGTTCCTGAGACCATGACAGGTTTGTATGAAATCTGTGTATGGTTGAAAACACGAGTAGTAGCAGATAATGCAGCATTTGGTGAATCATCACCTTCTATTTGAGCATTTGATGCTGCTGATGCTAGGGAGTCAGTTTGCCATTCATGTTTTGTCGCTTCAGCATTTCCTGTGCCAATTGATGACATAAATGGTGTGTCTGTTGGAGAGATATCATAGATTACATTTTGTAAATCTTCTCTGTTACCCACAGCATCATAAGTTTCAAATGTGTTACTTAATTGTGCCATTATTACACCTATGTGTTAAAAGTTAGTATTTAGACTAAGACATAAGGGATTTGATTGCTAATGCAGCATCATCAACCCTTCCTGATCTTTTTAGTCTTGCTCTGGTTTGCTTTACCTTTTCACTATTAACTTCAGATTTAGTGCTTGGCGCACCTGGTTTTTGCACTTTTGGTACAACTTTAGTTTTCTTTTGACTAATTTTAGCTTCTAAAAGAGTTTCGTACATCATGGCTTTATGAAGCACATCTACAGACCTAGCATCAATAAGACTATCGACTTCCTGCTCAGTAAAACCTTTTTTAAGGGCAAAAGACTTAATATTTTGTTTAAGTTTTGGTCCTTTTTCTGGGTCATTCCACTCAGGTAATCTTTGAGCCATTACTTCTTGCTGTCTTGCAAGTTCTTCATTCCACTTTGTTTGCATTTCTTTTTGTTGTTTTTGTGCAAGATTTTGTTGCTCCTCTGCAACTAATCTTTTATTTTCCTGAAGCTCCCTGTATTGATCTCGTTTGAGAGCATACTCCATTGGATCTTCTTCCTTGAGTTTAGTCCAGTCCACCGATTTGAACTCCTCTAATTTGGAATCGGCTTGTATCTTAAATTGTTCAAGTTGTGATTGGTATTGCTGTCTTTCTTGTTGAGTCGCTGCGAGTTCTTCATCCATCTTTTTGCGTTGCTCTGCCAATACTTGACTTTTTCTAGTGTAATCAGCTTGTCTACTATAACCAGACAATAGCTCATCTTCGGTGACCTCAGTATCTTTACCATCAATTTTGACAGTATATGTACGAGGTTCGCTGACTTGCTCTTGTTGGTTATCATCAACCAAGTCCTCTGCTGTTAATGTTTCAACAGCTTCGTTTTCAACTGATTCGGCATTTTCCGTTGCCTGTTCAGAAACTGCTTCCTGAGTTTCTGTTTCTTCTTCAACTGTTTCAGGTTGTTCTTTCGAAGCCCTAATAGAGTCAAGAAGTGCTTTCTGTGCTGATTCGACATCAGTCACAGGAATCCCGCTATGTTTACTTTCTTTTGTTGGTATACTTTCACTCATCATTTACCTCCTTTTCGTTCTTCTTCTAGTATCTGTCCATTTTCTACAGTTTGTACTAGGGTGTTTTTAACTTCTAAGATGGCTCTTTGTTTATGATAAAGTGCTTCTCTTGTTTCGTTGTCCTTAATTTCTGTAGATATCCATTGTTGATATCCATTGTTAAGTACAGCATTAAATGCAGCTACCATTTGAGGGTTCTCAAGTATTAGCTTTGCATCTTGCCCTGCTTGTATCTGGGCTTGTTTTTTATCTTCGACCATTATTTCTCCTCGATTCTATCTGCTGTGCAGGTGTAGTTAATCGTTGTTAGTTATTTTTTGTTTAAGATGTTCCTCAGTCCACATCCAAGGAATCTTCTTACTGCCCCTCAAGTATCCACGAATCTCATGTGGCTTGTGCCCAGTTATTCTGAATAGTTGTTCGACAGAAAGTCGGTTTTTCAACATAAATGTTTGTAAATCGTGTTTTTTCAAATCGGTTTAAGTTTTTCTTCTGTTGGATCTTTTTGTTTAAATTCTTTTGCCAAGTCTCTATGTGCTAACTTAGATGCTTGACAAACTGGGTATCCTAAAAGAGTGTAGTAATCGTATCTTTTAGAATAAAATTCAGACCTTTTTTGCCCTTCTTCTTTTTTGGAATGTTGCGACATTAGTTGGTTTACCCCCAACACCTTGTGGCTTGGCTCTTTTTCTTGATACTGCTGATCTAATTTGAGATTTACTCATTCTTGCAGCTTTAGCAGCAGGTACGCATTTTGGGTATTTGCGACCACTACCTTTAGAACGACCACATTTGTTGAATCCACCACCTTTTTTTGGTGATCCAATATCAACCCAGTTTTCTTTGAACCATTTAGTAAGTCCACCTGTGGACCTAGCCACTTCGGTAACCTCCACCTCTTTTCTTGTAAGTTCTAACTAGCCAAGCATTTGCATAAGCAGATGGATAGACTTTGAACTTTCTCTTAGCTTCAGCTTTTACTCTTGAATATAGAGCAGGATTTGTAGGTATATTTCTACCCTTTTTAGCTTTAGCCATATCTACCACTCTTTTGTTTTCTTAACACGCCTCTACCCATCAAGATATCAGCTTGTGTTACTTTTCCATCTTTGTTTAAATCAGGAAAAGTTTTTTTCTTTTTCTTTTTCATCATGATCTAGCTACCTTCTTTGCTCGTGCAGACAAGTCTTTGAAATGCACTACAGGTTTCGATGTCTTAGAATGTGTCTTCCCTGTATGTATACTTCCATTAGGCATCTTGTGTACTGCACCTTTAAACTCTTTGCCTGTTTTAAAATAATGTTTGGTTTTAGCACCCACAACATTTACCCTTTTTCTTTTTGCCTTTTTTCTTCATTGGTTTTCCGTACATTATAGTAACCTCAATATGTCGTTAAATTTATCACTTACCAAAACAAACACAACTATTGCACCATAAGCTATGTATTTGAATCTAAAAACTTCTGTCTTTATATCTTTAACATCATCCATCAGATCATCAATATCTTTTGCCATGTGCGACAAATGGTTTGTTTTAATTATTTCTACTTCTCTTTTGAGTAATTCTATTTCTGTTTTGATATCCTTATCGTTCATGCTAGTGGCAACCTCTTACCTTTTGGGTACATATTCAATGCAATAGCCACAGCTTGTTTTTGTGGTTTACCCTCTTTTCTTAATATTTTTATCTTTTTCGATATTAGTTTTTTACGACTTTTACCTTTGTAATTAGGTTTAGTCTTTGGAAAAGCCATTAGCTTGGTCCAATACCTATCGGTCTATTTTGCACAGCTTCTAGTGCAAGTTCTTGTTCGTTAAGTTCAAGCTGAGACTTTTTGATTTGTAAGTCTTGTTGTTTAAGAGCAAGGTCGATTGCAGCTTCTTCTTGTTTTAATTTAAGTTCTTGAGCTTTTAACTGTGTATCAATCTCTAGTTCTTGTGCTTGTAATTGTAATTTTTGTAATTCAACTTGTGCTTTTTGCGCAGCGACCTTTTCATCTAGTGATGGTTCTGGCGGTTGTGGCGGTGGCATCATTTCAGGATTCGATATAAATGAATCTGTATTTTTATATCCTGATTGTGCAATAAATTCACTAATAGCATTGTATAGATTCTTAGGTGTAACCAATGTTCCCATACCACCATTTTGTACGATTGTTTGCAATATAGTCATAATACCTGACATAGTTTGCATTTTAGATTGTTGTGATCCACTTCCTACACCAACATTAACTGTGCAGTTGAGTTTATCTTTCCATCTCGATACATCAATCGGTACAAACTTGCCATTGAGATAAAACATTTTTTTTCTATCTTCGTATCTTTGTACTAACGCATAGATGTTTCTAAATAAATCTTTGACTCCAGTTTCTGCAAATATTCTTGCAATCAGTTCTACTCGTTGCATAGCTGACTCTGTAGCTGCTGAAATCGCACCTGATGTTACATGAGATGTTAAAACATCAGGATTGAGACCTTGTGTCATTTTTGAAACACCACTTCTTTCTTCTCTTATCCCATCTAAATACTGAACCATCTGGAACGCATAAGGTTGTATTTGAGGTGTTGGTAGTGCTGTAACAGCACCTGGTGCTCTCATTCTGACAATACCACCTGGTCTCGAAGTTAATAAATCATCTAGTTCTACTTGTCCTGCAAGGACTGCATATCGTGCATTATTGGTTAGATACATATTGTCTAACAGATTACGCATGATTGTAGACTTGATAAGCTGTATGTCTTTGACAGTATCAGCAATACTCATGCCATAAAACTTGTGAGGTATCGGTAATGGGCAGATAGCTGAAAAAGGAATCATGTCGATTTCTTCGTTGTCTAAGATGTAATTACCACCTTTGGTAATCTTTCTTAGTTCTGCTATACCATCGTTATCGAAGTCGATACGAATGTAACACTCATCAATCCAAACCTTTTTGTTTGGTCCAGACCCCTCTGAAGGTGGTACAGAGTCATCATCGAAGCTAAATCTTGCCAATCTTTCCTCATTCATCTCTGCTTCTGATTGGTCATAGCTTGGTATGTCATTGACAATCTTAGGATCATATCCTTCTGCAATCAAATCGCTTACAGATTTTTTGACCCTATGACATACAAAGTCTGCATCTTCTAGTGATGGTGCTCTGCGTGAAACTAAAAATTCTTCTGGTGGTACTGCCATAACTCTGACTTGTCCACTACTTTTATAAAATTTGGCTTTGACATCGTGTTCTACAACTTTTGGGCTAATTAATGTTCCAAAATCATCTGTAACTGCTTTTTGTACGACTGTTTCTGTGTGTTCAATCACCTCATAGTTATCGTTAGCAAGTATAGATTGATATTCAATCTCTGTAAGATTAGTGTAGGTTTCTGTAAATACTTCTTGTTTTTCTTCCCAAAAATGCTTAATTACTCCAGTCTTACTGATAAGTGCATCCTTAAAGGCATCATAGAGGACCTTAAACCCATTATTTTGGCGATTAAATACATAGTTGCAGTAGTCGGTAGCTTGTTGTGCCATTTCGACATCTTCTGGTCCTTGTGGCTCGAACTCTGCAATATTGTGATGTGTTGTAAAAATACGCATCAAAGATGGCATAATATACTCAACAGTATCCCTAACATCAGTTGTAACAATCTCTGATCTGCCATCAATCTCGTTACCAAACTTCTCACCAAGATAATACTTCATGGATTC